CGCCGCGCATCGTTCAAGGCTCGCCATGCGGCGAACATTGCCAAGGGCAAGATGAGCGCGGCCTATTGGGCAAATAAGGAAAAATGGTGAAATGGCGAACATCCCTCTTCTGTCAGGCATCTACGCCACGACGACGCCCGACTTCCGCACGGCGTACCCGGTGAACATGGTGCCCGTGCCGATGGCGACGGGCATCTCGGATGCGTACCTGCGCCCCGGCGACGGCATCGTGAGCGACGGCGTAGGCCCTGGCATCGACCGCGGCGGCATCAATTGGGAGGGAAGCCTTTACCGCGTGATGGGCACGCGGCTCGTGCGCATCGACCCTACGGGCATCGTGCAAGACCTCGGCGACGTAGGCCCCGGCGGGCTTGTTACCTTCGATTATTCCTTCGACCGCCTCGCGATCGCAAGCGGCGGTCGGCTGTACTATCTCACCGGCTCTTCGCTCGCTCAAGTCGTCGACCCCGACCTCGGAACCGTCGTGGATTTCTGCTGGGTCGACGGTTACTTCATGGCGACCGACGGCGAGTTTCTCATCGTCACCGAGCTGAATGACCCGTTCCTCGTCCTGCCGCTGAAGTACGCCTCCAGCGAAGCGGACCCCGACCCCGTCGTCGCGCTCGTGAAGGTGCGCAACGAGGTCGCGGCGATTAACAGAAACACGATCGAATTCTTCGACAACGTCGGCGGCTCGGGCTTCCCGTTCCAGCGCATCGAGGGCGCGCAGATCATGAAGGGCGCAGTCGGCACCTTCGCGTGCTGCGCGTATCAGGAGCAAATCGCCTTCGTCGGCAGCGGTCGCAACGAGGCCCCCGAGGTCTTCGTCGGGCTGAACGCGCAGGCGAATAAAATCTCGACGCAAGAAGTCGACGAGATTCTTGCAACCTACACCGAGGTGCAGCTCGCAGGCGTGAAGCTCGAAGCGCGCAACGACAGGGCTCACGCCTTTTTGTATGTTCACCTTCCCGACCGCACGCTCGTCTTCGACGGCAACGCCTCGAAGGCGCTCGGCTCGCTCGTGTGGTTCGTGCTCGTCAGCGCGCTCGAAGGCATCGCGCAGTACCGCGCACGCAACTTCGTTTGGGCCTACGACCGATGGTGCGTCGGCGACCCGGCGAGCACGTCGTTCGGTCATTGCGTGCAGACGCTCTCGACGCATTGGGGCGAGCGCGTGCGCTGGGAGCTCTCGACGCCGATCGCCTACAGCGAAGGCAACGGCGTCATTTTCCACGAGCTCGAACTCATCGCGCTCCCTGGCAGCGTGCCCTTCGGCGAGAACCCGCTTATCTCGACAAGCTACAGCCTCGACGGGCTCACGTGGTCGAACGACCAGACCGTGCGCGTCGGGGCCTTCGGCGCTCGGCAGCATCGCATCGCCTGGCGTCGTCAAGGCTCGATGCGCCGCTTCCGCATCCAGCGCTTTCGCGGCGACTCGTCGGCGCACCTGCCGATCGCCCGCCTCGAAGCCACCCTCGAACCGCTGGCCTGGTGATGGCCGTCAAGCGCCTCGGCCTCACCCGTGACCAGCTCGCGAAGTTCTTAACCGAGCACGAGCAGATTAAGCAATTCGAGCTGCTCTTCTCGACGGTCGACTACGTGCAAGCGGCGGGCGTCGATTCGGCAGCCATCGACGCAGGCGCGGCGCTCGCAGGCGTTAACTCTCTCGCAGGCGTAGTCGCGCAGCTTGCCCAAGACGCGGCGGCAGAAGCCTCGAACGCCCTAGCCATCGCCCAAGCTGCGAAAAGCGCGTTAGGTGCCATCTCCGACCTCGCAATGGCCGGTGCGGCGCTCCCTCCCGTCGCACCTGCGAAGCGCGTCGGCGTCGGGACGTTCGCCTCGCTCGTGACTCAGGTCGCAACGCTCGCGAACGTAGCGTATCCGATCGACCTCGACGTGGTCGACATCGAGCGCGGCATCTGGCGCGACGGCGTGAACACGTCGCGCGTATACGTCGCCGACGGCGGCGTCTTCAACTTCCAATTTTCCGCGCAGCTCGACAACACGGCAGCCCCCACGCATATCATATGGATATGGCCTCGCATCTCAGGCGTCGACGTGCCCGACTCCGCGTCGCAGGTGCGCATCCAGGGTAACAACGCCGAGCTCGTCGCCGCGTGGAATTGGGTGCTAAGACTAGCCCCTGGCGAGTACTTCGAAATCGTCTACGCCGTGTCCGACGTGGCGCTTGAAATCGTCACGTTCCCCGCGGCGGGCGTCGTTCCCGCCATTCCCTCGGTTATTCTCACCGTTACGCAGGAAGTCTAATGGCCGTTACGCCTTCTCAACTCATCGCCCCGGCGTTCGTGCCGAATGCAGCCACGACCGTCTACACGTCGACGGCGGCGAAGACGCGCATCGACTACATGGCCTTCGCGAATCAGAGCGCGGCGAACGTGACCCTGACCGTGCGCCTCGGGGCGGTCGCCTCGTCGCCGATCATCGTCGCGCAAACCGTCCTCCCCGGCGAGACGTACCTCTGCCCCGAGGTCGTCGGCGCGCTGCTGGCCTCCGGTGAAATCATTCGCTACGAGTGCAGCGCGGCGAGCGCGCTCTTCGGCTCTTCAAACGGAGTGCAGTTCACATGATGATGCTCGGAATCCCGATCGAAAAGCCGTTCCCGTCGACGAGCGAGAACAAGAAAAACACGCTCATGGTGATTCAAGACTGGCAGCTCGGACCCGAGCAGCCGTCGAACGAGCGCGGGGCGAACGCCGACTACTGGCGCGCCATCGCGAAGACGATGCAGCTCGACGAAGCCGAGGCTCGTCGCCGTCGCTGCTCGAACTGCGAGTACTACGACAACACGCCGGACGCGCAGCTCAAGATGGAGCGCATCCCGTGGAACGCCTGGGACGTCGACGCTGGGATGCGTGGATTCTGCACGAACTTCTCTTTCGTGTGCCACGACCTGCGCGTGTGCCAGGCGTGGGAAGAGAAGGAGTTCGAGGGCGGATGAACACGCTTGCGCAAGCAGCACGTGACGACGACGCCGAGAAGATTGAGCGGCTCGAAGGGGCGATGCTTGCGCTTCCGCAGGTCGATTGCCCGATCGACCACTTCTTCGCCTCGGGCGTCTACGTTCGGCAAATGTCAGCGCCAGCCGGCACGCTCATCGTCGGGCACGAACACCGATTCGAGCACGTCTGCATCCTGCTCAAAGGCAGCATGACGATCGCAACGCCTGAAGGCGTTAAGACCGTTTCAGCGCCGCTGACGTTCATCGCTCCGCCAGGGCGCAAGGTTGCGCTCGTGCTCGAAGACATCGTTTTTCAGAACATCCACGCCACCGACGAGCGCGACCTCGACAAGCTCGAAGAGCAAATCGTTATCAAAAGCGACATCCACAACGAGACGCACGCGCTTCTCGAACGGCTGCGCGTCCACGAGCTATCTGATAGGGGTGCATGATGGGATGGGTAGCAACAGCAATTATTGGCGGCTCGGTCATTTCGGCAGTCGGCGGGTACTTCTCGCAGAAGAACGCCGCCGAAGAGGCATCCGGCGCGCAGCGCTCGGCGAGCGATGCAGCGATCGCAGAGCAGCGCCGCCAGCAGGCCGAGTCTGAGCGCCTCCTCGCGCCGTACATGCAGGCAGGGCAAGGCGCGCTAGGGCAGCAGCAAGCGCTGCTCGGGCTCGGCGGGGCCGACGCGCAGCGGGCGGCAATCGCGCAGCTTGAGCAGGGTCCGCAGTTCCAGGCGTTGGTCGCGCAAGGCGAGAACGCCATCCTGCAGAACGCATCGGCGACGGGCGGTCTGCGCGGCGGCAACACGCAAGCGGCGCTCGCTCAGTTTCGCCCCCAGATGCTCTCGCAGCTCATCAACCAGCAGATGGCGCAGCTCGGCGGGCTCTCGGGCATGGGCCAGCAAGGGGCGATGAGCGCTGCGGGCCTCGGGCAGCAAGGCACGCAAGGCATCATGGCGCAATACGGCGCGCAGGGGCAAGCAGCGGCGGGCGCAGCGCTCGCGCAGGGCCAAGGCATGGCGAACATCTTCGGCGGCGTCGGCGGTGCTCTCGGAACGCTCGGCGGGCTCGGTGCGATGGGTAAGGGTCCGCTCGCCGGGGGCGGCGGTGGCCCGGCACCTGCTGGCGGCGGGTTGGGCGCAGGTGCGGCCAACCAATACAACAGCATGAGCGAGGCGACACGCCGGCTCGTCTTTGGGGCATGAACCATGAACCAGCCTTTTAATTATACGCTAAGCGTACCGAATCCAGCCGAAGCCGTTACCGCAGGGCTTCAGCAAGGCGTGCAGCTCGCCGGGCTCATGGAGCGCGCTGACCTCACGGCTGCGCAGCGTCAGCAGACAGAAGCCGAAACACGCGGCATCGCCGCAAAGCAAGCACGCGCGCAAGAGTTCCAAGGCGAGCTCGGCAAGCTCGGTGCGGAGGGCTTTTCGGCGAAGGGCCTTAACGAGCTCATGCTGAAATACCCGGAAGCCGTCGAGCAGCTCAAGACGCCTTATGCGAATCTCAGCACGCAGGAGCGCGAGACGAAGGTCGCGGAGATTCAGCCAATCGTCGCAGCGCTCAACGCTGGCGATCGCGTCACCGCGGGCGAGCTCCTAAACGGGCAAGTTGAAGCACTGCGCAACGCAGGCAAGACGCGCGAGGCCGACGCGGCAGACGTGCAAAAGAACCTCGTTCTCTATGGCGACCTCAACGCAGCGCAGACGAGCCTGAACACGGCGGTTGCAATGGCGATGGGACCGGAGAAGTACAACGAGACCTTCGGCAAGCTCGAAGACCAGCGCCGCGAGCGGATGCTCGAAGATTCGACGGACCTTAAGGCGTACTCAGACGCGAAGGTTGCAGAGGTGAAGGCGAAATTTGCCGAGCTCCGCGAGAAGCTCGAAGTCGACAAGCTCAAGCCGAAGCCGATGGGCGTCGGTGGCCCTGCGAAGCCGGCGCTTTCTTTCAAGGATACGCTGAACGCAGAGGGAAAGTTTCGGGACGACTTTACCCGAGATTATCAGCCTATTGCAGAGCAGACGTTCTCAATTCAGCGGCTTCGAGCTTCAGAAGTAAGCGCAGCCGGCGACCTTGCGCTCATCTTTAACTTCATGAAGATGCTTGACCCAAAATCCATAGTCAAAGAAAGTGAGTTCGCAACCGCAGAAAACGCTGGAGGCATTGACGAATCAATCCGAAACCAGTGGAACAAGCTGAGAAATGGCGAACGGCTGACTCCAGAGCAGCGCACGTCGTTCAGGGGGCAAGCGGAGAAGCAGTACGAGCCGTACAAAAAGCAAGGCGGGAGAATCAAGGCCGCGTACGCAGCCGAGGCGAAGCGCAACGGGCTTAACGCTTCGTCTATCTTCCTTTCCGCTCCGCAGGACGACGAGCCGGAATCCCCCGCGCAGCCTGGCCCCGTGGCAACGCCTGCGGCACCGACCTCAACGTCTGCGGCACCGACCTCAACGCCTGCGGCTTCGGCGATGTCGCTCGGTGATGGGTTCACGCTCAAGGGTCGACGCTGATGGCCACTTACGAAGTGCAAGCCCCCGACGGGTCGATGCTAGAGCTCGAAGGCCCTGACAACGCGACGCCTGAGCAAATCGGCGAGGCGGCAAAGAGGGCCTACGCGGCGCAAGCAAAGGCCCCGCGCGCCGCCGCACCCGCTACCGCGCCACAAGGCAGTCAGGGGCTCTCGTCCGAGCGCGGAGCGTCTGCGCCTGCTGCGCCGCCCGAAACGACGATGGCGGGGCTTGTAGGCGCAGCAACGCGCGGTCTCGCACCTCTCGGCACAGCGATGGCCGCAGGCGCAGCGATGGGCGGGCTCCCGACCGCTGGCATCGGAGCGATCCCAGGCGCGCTCGTAGGCGGTGCCGCCTACGGCGCATCGCAGCTCATCGGCGAGCCGATCATCAACGCGGTGAACGCGACGTTCGGCACGCAGATCGCCACGCCCTCCGAGGCATGGGAAGCGCTGCTCACCAAGGCTGGCGTCGCCGAGCCTAAGACCGCAGCCGAGCGCGTGCTCCGAGCAGCGGCAGGCGGCTTGGCGAGCGGCGTCGGTGGAGTCTCGGCAGGACAGGCGCTCATGAAGAGCGCAGCGCCAGCCGTGCAAGCCGTAGGAGCCATGCTCGCCGAGGCCCCTGCGTCGCAGGTCGCTTCCGACATCGTTGGCGCGTCCGCTGCGCAATCTGCTTCTGAGCTCGGCCTCGGCGCAGGCTCTCAGCTCGCGGCGGCGGTCATCGGCGGCGGGCTCGGCGGCAAGCTGCCGAAGAGCGGTCGCGCGGTGCCGAATGCGCTTACCGTCGAGGAGTTCGGGCGCGAATCAAAGAAGGCCGTCGAGGGACCGTTCAGCGGTCGGGCGCTCGAACGACTCGCGACCGAAGTGCAAGCAGACCCCAAGACAATCAAAGCAGCCGACCGGCTCGGCATCACGCAGTACCTTCAGCCCGACCACGTTTCGACGAGCCAAGTCGTGCGCGAAATCGCGCAAGGCGTGAAGTCAAAGCCAGGGTCAGCAGCGCGAGCAGCCGAGATAGAGGGATTGCAGCGAGTCGCAGAACGCGCGTCGAAACTCGTCGAACAGCTCGGCGGCACGAGCGACCTTTCTAATCTTTCCACGGCTGTAAAAACGGAAATGCTGACGCAGACATCTGCACTGAAGGCCACTTCGGATTCGCTCTACGCCGACATTACGAAAGCAATCCCAGCAAATACGCGCGTTCGCGCAGACAATACGCTTGATTTTATCAAGGGCCGCATCAAGGAAATGAACGGCGTCGAGAACCTCACGCCGATTGAAAAAGAGCTTCTTTCAAAGCTCGCCCCTAAGCTGATTCCATCGAAGAGCGGGAAGTCGGTAACGGAAATCCACCCAACTTATGCGCTTGTCGACGAGCTCCGAAAAGACGTAGGCCAGATTGCCGGTGGCCCCGGCGTCGTCCCCGACCGAAGTACGCGAATCGCAAAGCAGCTTCGGAACGTCATCTCGCAAGACCAGGAGGTGGCAGCAGGTGCCGCAGGCGTCGCCGACAAGTGGGCGCTTGCGAAAGATGCCGTTAAGCTCCGCAAGGGGCTTGAAGACGACATGGGCGCGCTCTTCGGCAAGGAGTTCGACCAGTCGCTTGTCACGAAGCTAATGACCTCGACGACCGGGCTATCAAAAGGCGATGCCGACCGCTTCGCGAACATCGTGAAAAGCATTCCCGCGTCGATGCGCGAAAGCGTCGTCGTGTCAGCTCTAGGCTCTGCGTTTGGCAGTAAGACGAAAAACGGCACGCTAAACTTCAATACGTTTAGCAATTTTTACGACAATCTGAACAAGAATAAGCAATCAGCCGCAGCGGTATTTTCAAACCTTCCGCGTAAATCGAAAAGGGCATTCGACGACCTCGCGAAAGTGTCGAAGTCGGTCAACCAAGCGATTCAAGAAAACATTAAAACAGGTCGCGTCGGCGACGTCGATGCGCAGCTCAAGGCCGCTGATTCGTTCATGGATGCCGTCTACAGCTTCGGCGCTAAGGCGGCGATCGGTATCCCGATCGAAGCCGCGACGTCGATGGTCGGCGCGCGCGGCTTTGGTGTCGCGGCAGGCATCGGCGCAGGCATCAACTCAGCTTTTCAAAAGAACCGAACGACTGCGGCGAAAGCTGCCGACGCGGTGCTCATCTCCCCGGAATTCTACCGGCTCGTCGTCGCATCGGCGGGCAATCCAACAGCTCGCCAGCAAGCTATCGCGAGGCTCGCGAGCTCGCCGAAGTTCGACGTTTTCGCGCAAGCCGCTGGGCTCCCAAGTGTTATGAGTGCTCGCGAGCTCTTCATCCGAAACGCGCTGCTCTCCGGTGCAACCGAAAAAGCGCAACCGCCGCAGGAACCGACCCCATGAGCGCCTTTTCCGTCTCCGAACCATTCCCAACTTTTCACGACCGCGACGGGCAGCCGCTCGATGCGGGTTATCTTTATTTTGGCACGGCGGGGCTCCCCGCGTTGTCGAATCAGATTCCCGTTTTCGTCGACGCTCTGCTGACGATTCCCGTCGCGCAGCCAGTGCGCACGACGAACGGATTCCCGCAGTACCAGGGCGCGGCGTGCCGGCTCTTCGTCAACGCCGACGACTTCTCAGTGGCGGTGCACCAGTCGGATAACACGCTCGTTCTCTCGTCGCTCAACGCGACGGTGCGCATCCCGCTCGCGGTCACGACGGGCTCGCTGACCTCCGACCAAGTGACTTACATCGAGGGCGGCATCGGCTCGACGACGCGCATCCTCACGAGCAAGCTGCAAGAGTCAGTCAGCGTCTTCGACTTCATGACCGTTGCGCAGATTGCCGACGTGAAGGCGGGCACGCTGCTGCTCGACGTGACCGCTCCCATCAATGCGGCGATCGCTGCATCCGACGAGGTGTATTTCCCCGAGGGCGCGTACCGCGTTTCGAACGACGGCACGCCGACGAGCGGGGCGATTCAGGTGCCCAACGGCCTAGCGGCGAAGACGCTCAGGGGCGCAGGGCGCGGCAACGCGATCATTCACAATTACGGGCAAGGCCCCTGCATCACGTCGATCGGAAACCTGCTTTTTTACAACGTCTCGCTGCATATCTGCGACTTGACGATTCAAGGCACGGTCGGCTCCGGCGACGGCATCTTCTGCGACTTCACGTCGCAATCCATGTTTGAACGAATTGAGTTTTATCAATGCGGCGTCAGCGGCATTAAGATTCAGCGCGGAGCGCACAACGTACTGACCGACATCTGGTCGCGCGCAAACGTCTTCGACGGCGCATTCATCGGCCAAGAGGCTTATTTCACGACCATCACGGGCGGCGTTTTCGAGTCAAACTTCCGCCACGGGTTGAACGTCGACGCGAACGGCGGCATCCCGCCCGGAGACGTTACGATTACCGGCGCTTCGTTCCGCACGAACACGACGCACAATGTCAACGTGCTCGACGGCGCAAGTCGCGTGCGCCTCTTCGGCTGCGCGTTCACGACGGACACAATCTTCACGACCGCGAGGCATCTCTCCGTCGACGGCGGCGGCAGCGTCGCGCGGTCGTGCCTCGCTTCCGGATGCACCTTCATCGGGCAGAATAACTCGAATTCGGTCGTCGGCATCTTCGGCAACGCCTGCGAAGACCTTAGCGTCGAAAGCAGTTCGATCGATTGCACGGGCTCCGACGCCTATGCGTTCACCGCGTCGGCGCTGCGCCCTCGGGTGCTCGACAGCGCGATCATCCTGGGCGCGACGGTTAGCGCGAGCACGTCGACGGTCGTGCGAAACATCGTCTCTTCGCCTTCGCCTGGAACGGCGTTTCTCGTTGGCACGTCGGCAGGCTCGGTTAAGATTCAGGTGCCGAACAACGTGCCACTCGTGCGATTTGAAAACCAGCGGGTGTGGGGCGATTCAAACAATGTTTACACGCTCGATTCCACCCCTCTCAACGTAACAGACGGGTGGCTCGTTGGCCCTGGGTGCGAAACATTCACCGTCGCGACTCTCCCTGCTGGGGCACCCGTCGGCACGCGCGTCCGATGCACGAATTGCTTTGAGAACGCATGGGGAGCCTTCCTCACGATCGCAGGGCCATGGGACAGGTTCTTGATCTGGAACGGAGCAAACTGGACCATATTTGGGGTCGGGTCATGACCACCGACGCCATCCAAACGCTCAACCTCATCGCCACCGTCGCGGGCTTTGCGCTCACGGCGGCGCGCGTTGGCGCGCTCCTCGCGACGATCAGCACGAAGCTCGACGGCGTAGCGTGCGACGTGGCGCGCGTGGCCCGCGACGTCGAGCGGCTCCAGCAAGTCGTGCAGGTCCACGGCGAGAAAATCGCATCCATCGAAGCGAGAATTCCCCATGCATGAGCGCGTTGAAATCTGGACCGTTTTCTTGTGGCCCGCGCTCTCGGCGCTGCTGAACATCGTCCTGCGCGCGCGCACTGCCGAGCAGTGGGCCTTCATGTGCGAGGAGATGCCCCGCCTCGCAGCGGGCATCCGCCTCCTGCGCGCTCTCGGCGTCGACCCGGCGAAGGCCATCCGTTCGGTGCAGGAGCTCGTCGCCGGGGGCGCGAAGTGAATGCTCGTCGAGTGGTCGCCGTGGCTTGCGCTGCTCTGCTTTGCAGCGGGTGTGCGCATCGGTGCGTGCTTGCAGACCGCGCAGCAGTCGCGACGAACGTCGCATGTGCTGCCGCTGGCATGGAGATGGTCGATCCTGTCCTGCTCGTGCGCTGCGACGCGGCGACGCGCGACGTTAGGCGAGCGCTCCGCGAAGGCGCGTGCTCGGAGCACATCGAGCGATGAGTGACTTGACGACCGCCGTCGCTCTCGCCGAGGCCATCGTCAGCCTCGCGCGCAGCGTCTACGCCTGGATCACTTCCGAAGACAAGAACGCCCCCGTGTCGGCGTGCGTCGCAGCCCTCGCCGTGATGCTCGACCGCGAGCCCGAGGCACGCAGGCGCATCGTCGCCGCTTGCGCGAAAGACACGCTACTGCGCGTGCAGCTCCTCGACATCTGCGGAGCTTACGAACCGGCGTGGCCCGCGTTCGGCAAGCTGCGCAAGGAGATCGAAACGTGACGACCTACAGCAAGCCCGCGCGGCGCAAGGGCAAGGCGTGACCCCGCGCGAGCTCCCTGCTAGGGCGACGCCAGTGTCGCCCGCCGAAGTCTATCTCGCTCTCCGCCTCCAGCTCGACGCGCAGCTAGGGGCCGAGCAGGTCACGCGCGCAGGGGCGATGGTGCTCCTCGGGCAGATGGCCCTTGAGACCGGCAGGTTCAAGGCGTCGATGAATTACAATCTCGGCGGCGTGAAATGCGGGTCGAATTGGGCGGGCTGCTGGCAACACTTCGCGACGACGGAACACTTTTCGCCCGCTGTTTCCGCCGAGTACCTCGCGCACGTGCCCGAAGGCGCAAAGGTTGAGCACACCGGCACCGACGCGAAGGGCCTCTGGATTCTGCGTTTCAGCGGGCGGCATCCGATGAATCGCTTTCGCGCGTACGAGACGCTCGACGTGGCGATGGACTCGCACGTGCGTTTCCTCCTCGGCAAGCGCTACCGCGCAGCGGTTTTCCTGGCGATGGACGGCAAGGCTGGCGACTTCGCGCGAGCGCTTCGCGTTGCCGGGTATTACACCGGAGACCCGGACGACTACGCGCGCAACGTGTCGAGCCTCGCGAAAGAGTACGACCGCACCTTGCCTGCCGACGTTGCGCCTACGAGCCCCGTGGTGGAGCCCGTCTCAGTCGCCGCGTCGCTTCCCCCCGTCGAAGCTCACGAGCCCCGTCACGAGCCGCCTACGCCTCCCGTTGCGCCTCCTCTGGCTACCGTCTCGCTCCCTCGGGTCGGCGAGCCGCTCCCCGTCGTTGCGCTCCCCTGGTGGCTGCGTCTCCTGCGATGGCTGCTGCGCCTTTGAGCATCACAGTTCACGAGCTGCCGGGGCGCATCGTCGCGGTCTACTGCTGCAACTGCGCAGGGGCTCTGCGCCTCGCGTTGCCGATGCCGCTCGATGAGCTCGTGGAGGCAGGGCACGCCTTTCGCGCTCGGCACTCAGCCTGCGAGCCGAAGGACAAGCCGACAGGCCCCTTCTGAAATACCAATCGCCCGTGCCGGTACTTGGGGCGGCACGAGCGACTAGGCCCCGCAACATGCGGGGGCGTTCAGCGTGTCACGACTCGGCAGCGGGCGCACACTGTTTTCCCGTCAGCCTTGCAAACCCAGCCTTTCGGCAGGTCGACGACGTTCCCGCACCGCTCGGTCGATGCCGTTGCGCCGCAGTGACAGCGCCAGTCGTAGGTGGAGCCGATCGGGACGCTCATCGCGTCACCAGCGCGGACCAAGCGGTAAAAAAGCGATGCCCGCCTCGGGCCATCGCAGCGTGCAGCGGCTCGTGAGTCGAGAGGATATGGTCTGCGATGTACGTTATTCGCGACGGCTCGCTCGGCACGTACTCGGGCAACGCCTGCGCGATGACCGATAGGGGCGTGAGACGGTGGAGCGACTGCCACGGGCCAGCGCAGACCGACGTGATGGCTCGGTCAGCTCGCCAGATGTCGGCAGGCTCCATCCTCGCGAAGTTTGGCAAGATGGCGATGACGAGCGCCATGCCGTCGATGATGTTCGCTTCGACGAGCGCTTGCAGCCCCTCGCCCTTTGCGACGCATTCAACTCGCACGCGCGTCGGCGAGACCTCCCACGAGGTCGAGGAGCTGCGATGCCGGAACGAGATAGCGTCGCCGTCGACGCTCGGCGGTCGCTGCGAGGGCACGAATTGCGCGTAGTTTTTCGCGGTCTCCCAGTTCCATTCCGCGTCGGATGGGATGGCTTTCGCCCACTTCTGCGAGAAGGCTCGCCCGAGCCTGATTGCGATGCGGCCTACGGTGTCAGATTCGATCATGTGCTTCTTTCAGTGTGCGGCGCGATGCGCCGTCAAATCGCTTTTAGCCTGCAAAAACCCAGCGCAAACAAGAACCGTGTGGCCGATGGAACGCAAGTAAGTGTGCCAGTCTTTCTGCACCGCGCTCGTCGTCCCGCCGTCGGCTCGCTTCATTTCG